ATCCTTGACCTCAAAGACGCGGATGTAGCTTTGCAGAGAGTAGTCATTGTTCGCAGGGTCGTGATACCAGAGAGTCCACATTCTGGCAGTACTTCCTTACCCTGTTGCTCACGCTTCCGTTTTCCGCCCTCCGTCGCACCCATCAAAAACGAATCTGTGCAGTAGCAAGGGAACTTGAGGGCGGGATGGATACTGTAACCAACATCTACAGCAACCGTGCTACCCTCACTCGCCCCCTTCCAGCCGAGATTGCGACGCTGCTTGCGCGCCTCGCCACCTCGTTTCGTCCTACCTTCCGCCGTCCCATCCGTCGTGAAGCGCCCCCTGTCCAGAATGACAATTGGCGCACCAATGTGCTGGTGGAGGTTGCGCGGAAGGTCAGGGACAAGGACGACCCCGACTACGACGAAATCAACGCCTTCCTCAACAAGCTCTCCAAGCAGACGTACGACAAGCTGCTGACGGCCATCAAGACCAAGCTGGCCGCTCGCGATGCCATGTTCCGTCTTCGCATCACCACCCTGCTGTTTGACCGCGGCATCAAGCAGAATTTCTACGCATCCATGCTGGCGGATGCGTACAACGACATCATCAAGTCCCACGAGGACGCCCGCCAAGACCTGGCGGTTCAAATCGGAATGTTCGACACGCTGTACGAGACCACTGCAGTGGTCATTGTGCCGTCGTCCACAGACCCCACGTTCAATGAGATGATTATTGCGTGGACCAAACAGAAGGAGACCAAGCGTGGTTTCGCCGTCTATGTGGCTGAGCTGTTCACACGTGGACTGCTGCCGCCGGGCGTCATGGAGACCATGGTTCGCCAGGTGGTGGACGATGCCAAGGAGAGCATGCGCCTCCCCAAGACGCCTCCAGGCGAGGAGCACGTGGACCACCTGGTCCGCTTCTTGGCCGCCATCGCACCCAAGGTCAAGCTGGTGAAGGAGCTCGCCATCGGATTGTTGTCCGTGCCCCGCGCAGAGACGCCGTGTCTGTGCATGAAATCTAGGTTCAAGCTGGAGGACTGCACCCGCTAGCAGCGAAGCGTTCAAACGCGACACTTCCAAGACTCGGGGTGTTACAAAATGAGCTGCCCCTCTGCGACAGTCATGGCTGCGGCCGCCAAGATTGCCATTGAGCAGGACCGTCCGATTTACCTTGATTACTACGGCGACAGCATCACCAAGGCGTGCTGCATCGGCGTCCGCGGAGACGAGAAGTGTTTGGTCAAGTCCGACACCGAGTACACATCCCCTATCGCCTCCATCATGCGCCTGAAGGAGGAGAAGGTCTTTTTAGTCTTGACGGAGAACAGCTTGTATGTCGTGTCGGCTGATATCCCTGTTAAACGCATCGTTGCGTCTACTACGGAAGCGACTGCGTAATGACGTCGGTGTCCACGTCCTTCCCCCCGCCCCATCGCATCCTGTACGAGTGTCTCAACGACCGCCTCTCTGCCGACCACTGGGCAGAGTACAAGGCGAAACACGGCCACGAGGCTGAGTTTGAAGAAGTGGACGCAGCCGTCATGAACTCCATCGACGACTTTGCCCCCTGGTTAACCCAATGGATGTCCTTCGTTCCCTCTCAAACCCATTTCCGCGCGCGCATCCTGCTGGTGTGGCACGCCCATTTCTTGAGTGCAGCTTGTCAGCAGACCCTGCGTCGTTCGTTGGAACAGCGGTCTTTCCGCTGCCGAATCTGGTTTCACGTGGAGGAGCCGTTGCTCCAGCCCGCAATCGTGAGCCGATGCAGCGTCACCACATTTCCTCGGTATGAACACGTGCCGACCGTGGAGGGAGTGCTGGATACCTCGTATTGGGACGACCCCGCGGCAGCCGAAACGGAATTACAAGGGGCAAGGAAGTAAAGAGTATGCGCGTATTTACAGATGGCTCCTGCCCGAGCAACGGACGCGCAGGTGCACGTGCTGGATTCGCCGCTTGGTTTCCTGAGCATCCCGACTGGTCCGAGGGTCATCGAGTACCAGACCAGGAAGACCAAACGAACAACCGTGCGGAGCTCTCTGCTATCCGTCTTGCAGTGGAGATTCTGGAGAGACAAGGCTGCCTGGATGAAGACATCGTGGTGTACTCAGATTCGGATTACTCCATTAAGTGCGTCAGTACGTGGGTGACTGGGTGGATGTCGCGCGGCTGGAAAACGTCGGACGGCAAGGCTGTGTCCCACCGCGACCTGATTGAAGACATTGTCACGCGCATCTCCAGGTTCAAGTCCCACCGCTTCGTCCACGTCAAGGCGCACACTGGGGGCTCCGACGACCTGTCCATCCAGAATGACCGCGTGGACCGCATGGCTCGCGAGGCGGTGGAGGGCAAGAAGGACATTGTGATTCCCCCGCCAACTGCAGAGATTGTGGCCGGATGTCCGCTGGCCATCTTGGGTCCTCCCGTTGCCCAGGGAACACTGCTTCACTGGATGCGGGAACATCTGGACTCCTTCGACAGGGACTTGGTAGACAAGCACCTGTACAAGGCATTTCAGGAGCTGTGCAAGACACGAAGCATCACGCTGACCAAGAACGTCTCTCAGCGCACCACCATGCTAAGGGCCGAGCTAACAACCGTGTCCATTGAGAAGACAGACGTCTAAACATTGCGTGCCCATAAAGATAAATGACTGTCACTGCCTTCCACTTCTGGTCTCCTACGTGCGGGCCCTGCAAGCACATCAAGCCCGTCATTGAGCAGATGAAGGAGGACTTTCCTGTTGTGACGTGGGAGACGGTCAATACCCACGATGACGACAAGGGCGTTGCGCGGATGATGAAGGTTCAGGTCGTACCGACAGTCGTTGTCTACAAGGATGGAGTGGAGTTTGGACGCCACTCGGGCACGAATGTGATTATGTATTTTGGTCTTTTGCGTAAGGCATTGGCTTAACCACACGTGGATGCGGCCCCCTTGGCGCCTGTACCCACCGTGCCTGTGAGCTGGAGGGCAGCTGCCATTTCGCTGGGGGACATCGCGGTCTTGTTCGCAATCGCCTGCTGCCCCTGCGGAGACGACGCCGACACGAGCCCAACACCGGGGACGTAGACAAATCCGGTATCCGAGACACTGGAGTCTGAGATTGTGTTGGACAGGGGGATTACCGTGCTTGGAAGGTACATTGGGTAATAAGACTGGAAAAAAGAGAAGTACGTTCCACCAATGAGGACGCCGAACACAATTGCGTAGAGCACTCCTGCTGTCAATGACTTGTCGCCAGCCTTCTTGAAACATTCGGAGATTACCATGGACTGCCCACCCAACAGCAGGATGCCGAGTGTGAGAACGCCAAGTGCGTTAATCACGCCTCGGTTGAGCCACAAGTCTATGAAGAAATAGGAGATGATAGACGCAGTCACCACAAGTGATTGCGATGTCCTGTGGGTTGGGTCAATTGACCCTCCCATTACGTTACATCCTGTAAAAGGCTCAGCTCCACCGCGCATGCCACCCCCGGGCGCGGCAACAGGTGATGCTCCAGACAGTCCCGCCATCATCTTCTCAAAGAGAATCACGAGTCCGTTGACTATGTACTCAAGTTGTCCGTGGAGTGGCATGGCCGACAGACCTACGATGGTGGATGTCCAGTAGACTCCGTCGTAGGTAATCGCATCGGCCATCAGACCATAGAGCATGAGCGCGTGGGGAACCAGCTTGAGAAGGTCGGTGACCCATGAACCAATTGCCACGCCCTTGGCATCAAGTTGCGGCATCGTCGCAGTAACCGCAGCAATCACACCTGCGAGCGTGCACGCGAACGCAAGAAGGAGGGACTGCCACCAATTCAGGTAGCCTGGCTTCAAAGCCAGTGGGTTGTTGCTGGACATCTTGTTACTTTGGGATACTTGATTTCTCTGCTCCTTACAATGGGAGGTGGCGGATCAAAAGAGCTTCCGCCGATAAAACGCACAGTCACGCGTCCGAGACCTACGGACACCACCAACAGCGGAATCAAGGTAGCCAACACCGAGGGATGCGGAGAGTGCAAGCTGTTGATTGACAAGGGCGTGACCTCTGCGTCTGCAAAGATTACCATCAATCCAGAACCAATGCCAGACCCAGCCGACCCAGAAAACCTGACCATTCCAGACCCAACCGATGCAACAGGTGAGAAGAAGGTCAACCCGAACATCTACATTCCCTCCAACTCCATTACTATCAGGCCGTCTGCGCCCTTTACAGGCTCATTCAACACCACGCAGTCTAACCCATATGGAATTGGAGAGATTCAGTGGGACGAAATGGAGTTGTTCTGGGGCGCTCCGATACGCGTTGAGAACTCTGTGGGCGCGGCTTCACAGTCCGACGCGTGTCTACTCGTGAGGTCAACGTCATCCTATCTCATCCTGATGATTCCCATCCAGAAGACAGGCGACGCAACCAAGAAGGGGGCTGCATTCTTCAACAAGCTGACACCGCCTCTGATTGCATTGGCTGGACTGACACCGCCTGACCCAGGCGGATACAACCCTAACGACGATGAACATATTTCGGCTGCCTGGAAGAAGCTGGGTGCAGGTGATACAGAGGCCAAGAAGAACGAAACCGCCATCAAAGCCTACATCAAGTACGCGTCAGACGGACACTACGACCCAGACACCACGCGCCCGCGTCCTAAGCCGTATGCGAATACGACCATTGACACAGGCAGCGATTGGGCCTTGAGCTCGTTAGTTGAAGGCAATGAAGCGTACTTCACGTGGATTGCCACTGTCTATAGCCGAAACGACGACAATACCGAGATAGAGGACAAGGTTTTCTTTAAGTTTGAAACGCACTACAAGAAGTGGTCTCCGCTCGCCGAAGCGTCCAACGCCACTGTTGGCAAGCTCAGCCCCCGCATCGTGTACTTCCAGGAACCCGTGTTCATGTTGGAGACCGACTTTGCAGTCTTGCGTAGCACCATCAAGGCCCGCGCACCTGGCGAGATTGTCCAAGAGATTATCACGGACCCGCCCCCCGCGCCCCCCGCTACTCGTAGGACTGCGCCAAATCCCCGTCGTGTCTTCTACCACCCTGCATGTTGTGGAGCCAAGGGTGCAAAGGGGGGTGTGTCCAAGCCATCGGTCGCCCAGACCTTTGCAAAGATGCAGAACCAACAGCTACTGGATGTGTGGAATACCGAGTGGTTTCAGTACATGCTTGCCGCTTTCATCCTGATTCTGATGTTCGTGGCCCTCTCTTGGTTGCTGACCTACGTGAACGAGGTCCCCGACAACATCTTTTCCATGGTCGGTCATCTGATTACAGGTCGCCCGAGAGCCCCTGCTGGAAATGGAGTTTAAGCAACCAAGTCAATGAATCTCAAATGGTTGTCGCAACTGCAATCGGTGTCTCTGGCACGCTCTCTGAGCTCGTCGTTCCTCCCAAGACTGCGGATGTCCTTGAGTGGCTCCGCAAGAAGACCCGCCAACCCGCTCTCCAGTTCCAAGGCAAGATTCCACACGAAGAGGAGGTCTTCGCGGTCTTTGGTGTTCCATCCGATGACCCTGACGACGAAACCACGAACCAACACATGCTGCCACCGCCCTTCAACGATGACGTCTTCTCGGGGACGCTGGTGGTGATGAAGTCTGCGAACAGCAACACGGACGACTATGACTCCCACGCCAACCAGTACCATGACCTGAAGTCCACGGAGTACGACGACTTCTACCAGTCGTGTACGTTCCGTGAAGAGGAAGAGGAGGAAGTTGTGGAGGATGACGACGAGGAGGGTGCGGGACCTGTGGAGGACGATGACGAGGAGACGGCTGCCGAGGCCCGTCAGTCTGCTCCCGTCCACACGATTCACGCATCCAACGTGTTTGTGGACCATGCCCTGCGCACTCTGGTCCGCAACTCCTTCGACAGCAATGACGTGGAGACCGCGCTTCTCCAGCGATGTGTCCGTGAAGCCCAGCAGTGGCTGATTGATATTGACTGGGACAATCCCGTGTTCCTTGGGCTCTATCGCAATCGGGCCGTGGAGCTGTACCCGCTCCGGGCACAGCTGGCGACCATGGACCCTGCCGAGTTTGCCGAAATGTCGCCCGTTCAACAGAACCCTGCGCGCTGGGCAGACCTGATTCAGAAGTCAGTTGAGAAGGACAGGGCCTTGTACTCCAAGGAGGTCACAGCCTCAATCGTGCTCTACTGCTCTCGGTGCAAGCGCAAGACCAAGTGCGACTACTACCAGATGCAGACACGTTCTGCAGACGAGCCCATGACGACCTTCATCACCTGCTTGGAGTGTGATAAGAAGTGGAAGTTCTAATCTCTAGGAATGAACAATGGCGACTGTTCTCCCCCAAGTGTTTGGACAACTAGAGACGGCGGTTGCCGCTCTCCCAGAGGAGTACACAGGGAAAGCTGGATACACAGCTTGGATTGCAGATGCGAGGGCGAAATATACCAGCCCGCCTCCCGACGTTGATACGTACATTACGGGCCTGAAAGCGGCGGGCACCGCACTTCGGGCGAAAGGTGATGTGGCGGCTCCTGCGGCTGAAGCGGCGGGTGCGTCGGGTGCTGCGGCTCCGGCTCCGGCTCCTGCGGCGGCTCCTGCTCCTGCGGAACCTGCGGCTCCTGCGGCTACGGCGGCGGCGGCTGGTGAGGGTGCGGCGGCGGCTCCGGCTGCTGCGGATGCGGCGGCGGCTCCTGCGGCTCAGATTCCTCTTCCTGTGAACGCATCTATTGGTGTTGGTCTTCCAAATAGTTCTACTCCTGCTCTTGCTAACACTCTTTCTCCGTCGTCCTCGCAGCCCGAAGGTGCCCTTGGTCTTGGACAAGGTACGCCCCCAGAAACCCTAGCTGACCGAGGCATAAGGGAAGCAGCCGAGGCGGCTGCAGATGAGGGTATTACGCTGGAAGAGTCTGGCGGCAAGCGCAAAACCCATCACCAGACACCCAAGCGTCGGAGGTCAGCCAAGAAGGGTCGCAGCAGCCACAGCAGTCGCAAGAAGCTTTCAAAGAAAAAGACAGGCAGTCGTAAATGAGCGCAGACCCTACCGTTATCCGCGAGACGCTCCGCTCGTGGATTGCGGCCGATGACGAAATCCGCGCCCTCCAATCCCAAATCAAGACAATCCGTGAACGCAAGAACCAGCATGGTGCCGCGGTTCTTGAGTTCATGAAGGGGAACAACCTGGACAATTTTGTTCTGGACGGAGCAGGTGGTGGCGGGACCATTGCCCGTTCAGAGCGCACGGTCCGTCCTGCCCTGAAGCGGTCTACCCTCCGTCAGCAGTTGCTTCTGCAGTTTGCCGACCAGCCAGAGCGTGTAGCCGAGGCTCTGCGCGCCATTGAGGGTATCCCAGAGGGAGACGACATGTCTGCGGGCGGGACCAAACGTGACGTCCTGTCCCGTCGTTTGCCTCGTGCCCAGAATATCACGCTGGGTTGACAATGAACTGGTGGATACCTGGCGTGGTTCTGATTACGTACATCCATCTGTTCAATGCCATCGCAACCATGTACCTTGATTCGGGTCGGCAACTGCAGTTGGTGGGACTGTACCGACGTGTGGTGCCTCCGATGGAGTTCAGTGTAAAAATATAAGTTCACTTCTTGCCCTTGGTGGCCTGCGCCACCGCGCGCTTGGCC